TTGAAATTCCCTCTGCAAAGTACATGCAGAAGACGAGAAGATACAAAGGTTGGGATGGTAAAGTAAGATTATACTCACCTGCTACTGGGGAAATTTATTGCGGTTTAGTAGATTATCTAACTGACTGGGCAAAGGAAAAGGGATATCATTATCAATTTTTGGAAAGTCAACATTTTGGGCATCCCAAGGATCAGAACGATCTTGTAACGCCTCAGTCTGTAGTTCAATTTGTTCGAGCATTGGGGCTTCCTGTAAAGGCTCGTGACTACCAATACGCAGCAATATACGAGTCCCTAAGATACAACAGAAGACTCCTAGTAAGCCCAACGGCAAGCGGTAAATCTCTGATGATTTATTCATTGGTTCGTTTCCATGTAAATGTTAAAAGGAATGTACTTATTATAGTACCAACTACTTCTCTTGTCGAGCAAATGTATAAAGATTTTACAGAGTATGGTTGGAACACTGAGTATCACTGCCATAAAATATATGCTGGTGAAGAAAAGTATACTGATCATGATGTAGTTATATCAACTTGGCAGTCCTTGTATAAGGAACCACGTAAATTTTTTGATAGGTTTGATGTAGTTATAGGTGATGAGGCTCATCTATTTAAAGCTAAATCATTGACTAATATAATGTCAAAGATGCATGGATGTAAATATCGTATTGGATTTACTGGTACATTAGATGGAACTGAATGTAATCAATTAGTATTGGAAGGTGTGTTTGGTAAATGCTCAAAGGTTACTAAGACATCTGAGTTAATGAAAAAAGGACATGTTGCTAAGTTGAAAGTAAAAGTTCTTGTACTTAAACATGATGAACAAATCTTTGATGGGTATCAAGATGAAATGGAATACCTATGTGCACATGAACAACGTAATAAACTTATCCGTAACTTAGCGTGTGACCTTAAAGGAAATACATTGGTACTATTTAACTACGTGGAGAAGCACGGTATCCCTCTGTATGATATGATAAATAGTCATACCGACAGATCAGTACATTTAGTTTATGGTGGAGTTGATGTCGATGACCGAGAACATATACGGAGTTTAGTTGAAAATGAAGATGATCAAATTATTGTCGCCAGTTATGGCACTTTCAGTACTGGGATTAACATTAGGCGGTTGCACAACCTCGTCTTCGCCAGTCCCTCCAAGTCCAGAGTCCGTAACCTCCAATCTATCGGGAGGGTACTTCGACAGTCTAGGGGAAAAGAAGTAGCAACTCTATATGATATAGCTGATGATATTAGTAGAGATAGTGGGAAGAATTATACTCTTCGCCATCTCTTTGAGAGATTAAAAATATATAAAGAAGAAAATTTTAATTATGAAATTGTAGAGATTAAACTCAAAACTCATGGCAATTAACTACGCTAAACATGAAGAAGAATTTTATGGAGTTTTTAAACTCGTCAGTGGAGATGAAGTGCTTGCTAAGGCTGTATTAACAAATGAAAATGAAGAGACTCTATGTTTTCTTCAAGATCCTGTATGCATACAAGTGGTTAATCAGGATATAGGTAAAGGAAAAATGATGAGAGGTATGGGATTTCACAAGTGGATGCAATTATCTGATGAAGATTTTTTTATAGTTAGAGAAAAGGATGTGTTAAGTGTTGCCTCTATGTCTAAAGAAGTTATGTTTATGTATGAAGGATTTTTAGCGAACGAGGAACCACCACATAAAAAAGACGAGCGTACGGCTCGTAGAGAAACAGAATTAAAAAAGACTCAAGGATACATAGGATCCATTAAACAAGCTAGACAAATATTTGAAAAACTATATTACTCATAGTATATCCCTGAACCCTTAACATGGTTAGTCTATATAAATTTGACAACTTTGTCAAGCTCTATTATAATGTAATCATAATCGAACACCGATATGAAAAGAGTTGCTAAGAAGAAAGAACACTATGTTAATAATGCAGACTTCCTAGCTGCCATTGTTAAGTATAAGGATAAGGTTGAGATTGCTGAGAAGCAAGGTCTTCCTAAACCTCGTGTCAATAATTATATTGGGGGATGTTTTTTAAAGATAGCAACACATTTATCTTATAGACCAAACTTTATCAATTACATGTATAAAGATGATATGGTTTGTGATGGTATAGAAAATTGTATACAATACATAGATAATTTTGATCCAGCAAAAAGTAAAAATCCATTTGCATATTTTACACAGATAGTGTATTATGCGTTCCTACGTCGTATTGCTAAAGAGAAACGCCAGATGGACATCAAAGATAAAATTTTAGAGAAGTCTGGATATGAGCATGTATTCTCAACTGATGGTGATACTGGTCAGGATTATCATGGTATAAAAAATCGTGTTGAAATGAATCAGAAGAGATGAAGATCTTACTCATAACAGATCAACACTTTGGTGTTCGTAATGATAATCTTCATTTCGTTGAGCACTATAGGAAGTTCTATAGTAAAATTGTAATACCTTTTCTTAAAGCATCAGGTATTAAAGAGATTATAAATTTAGGTGATACGTTTGATAGACGTAAGTACGTTAACTTTATGTCTCTGGAAGCAGCGAAGGAGATGTGGTTTGACCCTGTTAAAGAATTGGGATGTAAGATGACTGCCTTGGTTGGTAACCATGACATATATTATAAGAACACATTAAGGATTAACTCACCAGATGAGTTACTAGGAGGATACGATATAGATGTTATCACTGAACCTACTACCCGTACTTTTGACGGTACTGACATTCTATTACTTCCTTGGATATGTGATGAGAACTACGACAGAACCTTACGAAGCATCTCAGAAAGTACTGCACCTGTCTGTATGGGCCATCTTGAGCTTAACGGCTTTGAAGCTCATCCAGGTCATGTGATGGATAAGGGTACTGATATGAGTATCTTTAAAAATTTTAAGAAGGTATTCTCAGGACACTATCATACTAAATCTAATAAAGATAATTGCTATTACCTTGGTAACCCCTATCAATTATATTGGAATGACTACGGACAGAAAAGAGGGTTCCATGTCTTTGACACGGAAACTCTACGAACTACTTTTTATAGAAATCCCTTTGACACTTTTCATAAGTTGTATTATAATGGTGGAGTTACTATACCGCCTGAAGAAGAAATTAAAGGAACCTTCGTCAAACTCATAGTAGAAGACAAAGGTGACTACGCTAAGTTCGATTATGTAGTGAGGCAACTTCAAGACATTGGTTTAGCCGACCTTAAGATTGTAGAAGATTTGAGTGTTGATTTAGAAAAGGGTGATTCAGTTATAGAGACTGAGGACACCATGACATTACTAGACAACTACATCGATGAAATAGATCTTAAGGTTGATCGTAATAATATTAAAACTATTATGAGATCATTGTACTTGGAGGCTTCTGAACTTTAATGTTTATTTTAACTGAGAAAGATACTGGTGGTGTTTATGCTCTTCCAAATAAAGAGAACGTTAAAACCGTTCATATGTTTGAGCAAGAGGATGATGCCTTAAGATATCTTGAACAGTTAGAAGCTGTCGATTACAAAAGAACACTAGAACTAATGGAAATAGATGTTGATTCTGTTGCCATTAATTGTGATAAATTTGGATATGCTTATTCAATAGTCACTAAAAATGATTTAATTTTACCTCCAACAATTTCGGAATGATTACATTTGAAAGTATTAAGTGGAAAAACTTTCTTTCCACTGGTGATCAATGGACTGAAATACAATTGAATGATATCTCTTCAACTTTAATTGTTGGAACTAATGGTGCTGGAAAGAGTACCATGTTAGATGCTTTATGTTTTGGTCTTTTCAATAAACCATTTAGAAAAATTAATCGAGGGCAATTAGTTAACAGTATAAATGAAAAAGGTCTAAAAGTTGAAGTATGTTTTTCTATAGGTAAAGATGAGTACAGAGTTTTCCGAGGTGCAAAACCCAATCTCTTTGAGGTTTATAAAAACAATAAGATGGTTGATCAAGAGGCTGCATCTAAAGACACGCAGAAGTATCTGGAACAATCAGTCCTCAAACTTAACTACAAAAGTTTTACCCAAGTCGTCATACTTGGTTCATCCACATTTGTCCCATTCATGCAACTCGGAGCAAGTGTCAGGAGAGAGGTTATCGAAGATCTATTGGACATCCAGATCTTCTCATACATGAATACTCTGTTAAAAGACAGAGTTAAAATTCAAACCTCAAAAAATAAAGACACTATTTATCTAAAAGATATTGCAGAAGAGAGAGTTACGTCACAGGAAAGATTAATTAATTCTTTAAAAGAAGTTAACACAACTAGAAAAGAAGAAAAGAAAGATAAGTATCAAAGTAATGAAACTAAAATACAAGAAAAAAGTAAACAAAAGAAATCAAAGAAACGGAAGTTAAAGAAATTAGAAGATGGTTGTCAGGGGATTGAAACACAACGTACCTTATTACAGGGATTGCGTGATAAACAAACTGAAAACAAAACTGAATTAAAGAGACTTACTAAAGAAATAAAGTTTCTTGAAACTCATGATGAGTGTCCTACATGCACACAAGTAATTGGTGATGTATTTAAAGAAAGTAGAATGAGTTCTTTAACAACAACTGGATCTGGATTAACTAATGATGCTGAAGGTTTAACAAAAGATATTGATGATGCTGTAGATATTATTAATAAGATAGAAAAAATATGTGAGGAAATGTATGATGTTAGAAGTGAAGTGTCATCTTTAGACAGGGATATAGTTAGATTAGAAAAGGAAAATTTAAATATAGATAAAGAATTAGAAAATTTAACTAGTCCTAAGATTGATGAGGAGAATGAGACATTAGATAAATTGAGTGAACAACTCAATCTAATAGAAAATGATTGTGCAAATTCTAGTAAGACATTGGATGAGTATAATGTTATTGGAAAATTATTGAAAGATTCTGGTATTAAGAAACAAATTATAAAAAAATATATTCCTATATTTAATGGACTCATTAATAAATATCTACATACAATGGATTTCTTTGTTAACTTTACATTAGATGAAGAGTTCAATGAAGTAATTAAAAGTAGATTCCGAGATGAGTTTAGTTATGCTTCTTTCTCCGAAGGTGAGAAACAGAAGATTGACTTAGCTCTTCTTTTTACATGGAGAGAAGTTGCACGGATGAAGAACTCTGCTGCTACTAATCTTCTTATACTTGATGAAGTATTTGATAGTTCATTAGATGCATCTGCTACAAGTGAATTACTTTCTATACTTTTAAAGTTAGGAGGTGGAACTAATCTATTTGTTATTTCACATAAAGGTGATATACTAATGGACAAGTTTAAGCGTTGTCTTAGATTTGAAAAGGTTAATGATTTTTCAAAATTACTAGAGGAAGAATGAAATACTTACTACTCCTTACACCCCTTCTCTTAATGGGGTGTACTAATGGGGGATATGGTTTCGGATACAATGGTGGAGGAGTTAACTGGAATCCACCAGGAACAGCAGGTGAATACACTTGCGAGTCAGCAGGTGAAAATGCTGCTGCTTACTATGCTACAGGAGAACACCCTAACCTATCAGACTGTTAAATGAAAAGAACCCTAGCAGTGCTGACTGCTTTGATGTTACTGCCTTCGACTGCACTAGCATCTTCTATTAGACCAGGAAGTAGAGTGACTCACGGTTCACTTAATTCTAAAGTTAAATCTAGAACACCGTTATGTAAAGACGCAGAAGAAAAGTTCACAGAGGAATGTGAGATAACAATAGATGAGACTGGTGTTAAAGGACCAGTAGGACACATCACGAATGTAGTCCAATGGAAAACAGAAGAGCAAGACTTTAGTGTAGGTGGAGCAGCAGTTGGTGCTGTTGCTGGTGGTGGTGCTGGTATGTTAGTAGGACTAGGTAGTTGTGCCTTTACTGGCCCCTTATGTTTGTTTACTGCACCAGCAATTATGTCTGGTGGTGTAACAGCAGGTGCTGGTGCTGGTGGTAACCGTAGTGGAAGGTTCTTTACTATTCTTGGTGACGATGACCAAGGAAATAGACTATTGCAGGAGTTTAAATATGGGTATGGTAGAGATGTTAAGAAGACATCTAAACTACTACTCAAGACAACTAAACTTGCTGAAGGTGAAGTGAGAGATTAGTCTTGTTTGAACCCATAATTCTTATAAATAATCGTAGGTAATTAAGCAATTGTAGGAGTATAAACATGGCACTTTGGGGAGTCACAGATGCTGATGAAGCAAAGCCTAAGTGGGCTGTACAGGGTGGTGCTGTAGACCCCTCAAATATCTTTGCAACAGCAGAGGGTTGGGTTCTTAGACACTATAAGAAAGGAGATCAAACTGAGTACTGGGATGAAGTTCTAGTTGCAGTTGATGGTCTTGTAGGAGCTGGTGGTCGTGGTACTAACACTCTTGGTGAAGCAGATATCTCTGCTGTATTCTTTGAGGGTACAACATATGCTGCTGGAGCAACAGGAACCGTTGTTGTTATATACAACGAGAAGGTAACTGTTACTGCTGGTGCAACATTAATAGTCACTAACACAACTGATAGTGCTAACATTACTGCTACATATGCTAGGGGAACAACTACAAACCGTATTGAGTTTGACTTTACTGCTGCAGCAGCAGATAAGGTACATACAATTGGTGCTCAAACAATCTCTGGAACAATCGTTGACTCCGTTGGTGGAGCAACATCCGATAAGGCATTCGTTCTAGGTGATACGATTGGTGCAGGTGGTTCTGGTTCTACTAAAACTGTTACAACTACTTAATAATAAATGAAATTTGACGAACTGAATGAAGATACATTCCTTCTGTTCGCCATTAAGCATTATGAAAATCCTCAGGCCGCAACCAAAGAGGATTTTGATGAAGATCTTAAGCGATTTAAATATCTCAAACGACTACTTAAACGGTACGTTAGGGGTGGAGCATTAAGAACTCATTTGATCATTAATCATCTAATCATCTTATATAATGTCTTTGGTGAAGCAGCAACCCCTTTACTCTTCTTCAAATTAGAAAGAGAGTATTGGGGTATTTTAAAAACTGTACTTCTTTATCTTAATAAATATCCTGTAGGGATGCTTACTGAATTAGAAGTTGACCCTGATGTCCAAGATTCTCTTGACTCTGTATGAACGAAGAAATGATGACAACTGGTACTGCTGGAGGAGCAGGTTTTAGCCATAGTGCTGCAGCCACTGGTCCTAATGCAGGAATAGATCCTATCATGAAATTTCGTAAGAAAATTCAGAAGAGAAAGAAAAAGATTAAAGAGGACAATGAAATTGATAGACCTATTACTGTGAACCGTGTTAATCCAGCACCTAGATCTAGGTTGCTACAATATAAATGTAATCTTCCTGGTGTAGGCGAGACTGTTGTCTATGCTAGTTCACCAGCAGAACTAAGTCAGAAACTTAGACTTCTTATTAATCCTCGTTACAGGGGTGACATAAAAATAGAAAGAATACTGCCAGCAGATGCAGGTAAATTTTTCATGAACAAAAGGAATAGTCACATGCGTAACGTACAAGAGTCTGATGATAAGTCAGCACAACAAGCAATTGTTCAACAGAAGACTGCTCTCGAAAAGAAGAAAGTCTTAATGAAGAAACAAGCACTACAAAAGCAACTTCAAAGTAAGGTTCAAGATCTTAAAAAGAAAGCTAGAGTTGGTGGTGCTAAAGGAGAAGCGGATAGTTAGATATGTCGGAAACTATTAACACTGCTCTGTTAGAAAGGTTAGAGCGAGTAGTCACCAGCCTTCAAGAAAACTCAGTTAAGATGGGTCAACTTCTTGCTGTCCATAATGAAAAGTTGGATAGTAGTGAGAAGGTTGATGGTGTACTGTTTGAAAAGGTTGATAGTGTTCATAGAGAAGTAAGCCGTCAAGCATTAGATATAAAGAGAGGATGTGAAAGAGATATACGAAAGGTTGATGACCGCCTTAGAGTCATGGAAAAGAAAATGTGGACTATCTTTGGTGGTCTTACTATTATATCTTTCTTGGTTAGTCCACTCGGACAAGCGACACTAAGGAACTTGACACCAAACAATAATGCTAGTATGATAGAGATTCCTATAGTCTCTGAAGTTGTCTGAGTTTGTAGACAATCATTATGTAAGTCTTTTATCTGGCAGACTGGATAAGTTTGTTAAGAAGAAAGCAGATCTATATAACTTCCGTTGTCCTTACTGTGGTGATTCACAGAAGCATAAGAACAAGGCACGGGGGTATTTTTTTCGTGTGAAAGCAGACATGGTATTCAAATGCCATAACTGTGGAGTGGGTAGGACGTTACCAAACTTCTTGAAAGACCAAGCACCAGACCTTCATGATGAGTACATCATGGAAAGATATAAGAAGGGTACAACTGGTAAAGGATCTTATGTCCCGAAACCAAAATTTAAGAAACCAGTGTTCAAGAAGCATGGAAATTTGGAAATTATTTCTAGTCTAAATATTGAACATGTCGCATACAAGTACATTGTAAAGCGAGGGTTAGACCCCTCGTTATTTTATTATGCTGCAGAGTTTTGTACTTGGGTTAACACTCAAAAGCCTACCTTTACACACATAACTAAAGACCATCCAAGGATCATCATCCCTTTTATCGATAAAGAAGGTGAGTGGTTCGGATTCCAAGGTCGTGCTTTGAATCCTAAAGACAAGTTACGTTATATAACTGTCATGTTGGATGAAAACAAACCTAAAATTTATGGACTTGATAGAATTGACACCAACAAAGCAATCTACATCGTTGAAGGACCGTTTGACTCCACGCTCTTGGGTAATTCCCTTGCGATGGCTGGGTCTGATGTTGATAGTAGGACGTTTGGTTGGGGCAATTATATTTGGGTTTATGATAACGAACCTCGTAACAGAGAAATCGTCAACAGAATCTCCAAGTCCATTGACAGAGGAGAAAAAGTAGTGGTGTGGCCAAATGATATACAGGAAAAGGACATAAACGACATGGTAATAGCTGGACATGATGTTCAATCTCTGGTACAATTAAACACGTACCAAGGTTTAGAAGCACAAGTTAAATTAACCGAATGGAAAAAGGTATGACACCAACGGAAACTGAAATTAAAGTTGTTAAGAGATGTGGTGATACCACTACTCTTGACCTCGATAAGATTCATAAGATGGTAGAGCATGCATGCAAAGGGCTTGCAGGTGTATCTGAATCACAAGTAGAGATGAATGCTAATCTTCAATTGTTTGATGGCATTTCAACTACTGATATACAAGAGATATTAATAAGGTCTGCGAATGATCTTATCTCTTTAGAGAATCCAAACTATCAGTTTGTTGCTGCTAGATTATTATTGTTTGCTTTACGCAAAGCAGTGTACAATGGACACCCTGATGGTCGTCCTATTCTTAAGGAACATGTAGAATCATGTGTAAGTAAGGGAGTTTATGATGGTGAGATAATAGATAAGTATAGTGAACAAGAGTGGGAGATTTTAAATAGTTACATCGACCATGATCGTGACTACCTATTCACCTATGCTGGCATAAGACAGGTTACTGATAAGTATTTGGTACAAGACAGGAGTACTGGAGAGATCTATGAAACTCCTCAGTTTATGTACATGTTAATTGCTGTAACATTGTTCCAGAATGACGACAAATTCTATAGACTAGAGTATATTAAAAAGTATTATGACGCAATCTCAAAGCACCGAATCAACATCCCAACACCAATCATGGCAGGGGTCAGATCACCCATTCGTCAATTTGCATCTTGTGTTCTGGTTGATGCTGATGACACCCTCGATAGTATCTTTAGCAGTGATATGGCTATTGGCAAATATGTCGCACAAAGGGCTGGTATTGGCATTAACGCAGGCCGAATCAGGGGCCTCAACAGCAAGATCAGGGGTGGAGAAGTTCAACACACAGGTGTTGTACCCTTCCTTAAAAAATTTGAAAGCACCGTTAGATGCTGTACTCAAAACGGGATTAGAGGAGGGTCAGCCACTGTCCACTTTCCTATCTGGCATCAAGAAATTACAGACATCTTGGTCCTCAAAAACAACAAAGGAACAGAAGACAACCGAGTCAGAAAACTCGACTACTCCATCCAACTAAGTAAGATTTTTTATGAGCGATTTATCCAAAACAGTACTATTACTTTATTCAGTCCTCATGATGTCCCTGGGTTGTATGACGCTTTTGGTAGCGATACCTTTGACGAACTCTATACTCAGTACGAATCAGATGAATCTGTCCCTAGAAAAACTATAGGTGCTCAAGAATTAATACTCGATCTATTAAAAGAAAGAGCAGAGACAGGACGTATTTACTTGATGAACATTGACCATTGTAATAGTCATAGTTCATTTAAGGATAAGGTTAGCATGAGTAATCTTTGTCAAGAGATTACTCTACCTACTAAACCAGTTCAGCATATAGATGATAAAGAAGGAGAGATTGCACTGTGTATATTATCTGCTATTAACATAGGTAAGATTAATAAGATTGAAGAGATAGATGAACTCGCTGAGTTAGCAGTAAGAGGATTGGATGCATTGATTGACTATCAAGAGTACCCTGTAAAGGCAGCACAGCAGAGTACAGTTAATCGTAGGTCTCTTGGTATAGGTTACATTGGTTTAGCACATTATCTTGCTAAGAATGATGCTAAGTATGATAGCGATAAAGCTTTTGACTTAGTTCATAAACTTACTGAACGATTCCAGTATGCTTTATTAACTGCATCTAATAGATTGGCGATGGAGAAAGGACCATGCGGTTACTTTGGTAAGACAAAGTATGCTGATGGAATCCTACCCATCGATACATATAAGAAA